GTCCTGAGCTGATTATCGTTGACGACCTTGAAAGTGATGAGGAAGTACTTAATGAAGAAAACCGGGTTAAGCTTCGTAAGTGGTTTAACGGCGCGCTTTTAAAGTGCGTCAATACTCGAAGACAACCCAATCCAAAAACAGGACGGTGGCTTAGAGCCAAGGGAACCGTATGGTCTCCGCCGTGGAGAATTTTCTATCAGGATACCCTGAAGCATGAAGATGCGCTAATGGCGCATATTCTCCAGTCGCCAAGGTGGAAGTCGGTTGTATACCCGCTCTGCGAATACCGAGATGGTCAGTACTATTCGCTGGTTCCTGAGCTGGTTAGCGATGAGCAGGTTCGAGCTGAGGCTGCGGCTGCGGCAAGCGACGGAATGATGGATACGTTCTGTCGTGAGTATATGTGTCTTCCTTCCAGTCCAGAGCAAGCGGCTTGGACTAGGGAGATGTTCAAGTACTTTGTCGATGCTAGCATGAGCCTGAACAGCAATCCGAATGTTGAGAACTTCGTTATCGTTGACCCGGCAAAGACGGCTAATCAGCGAAGTGCATACACCGCAATGCTGGCGTGGGGGATGGACAGTAAACTTCATCGAATCTACTTTCGAAAGTTGGTAAACGAGCGGCTAGAGTCAATTCGAATTGTCCAGAGGGCATTTGATTTGGCTGTTGAGACAAACGCTCGAATCATTGCCGTGGAAGTGACAGGGCAAGAAGGCCCGGTTAAACACCTGTTCGAAACGGAGAGGCGTTTGCGCGGTCTGAACAACATAAAGCTGGTTTGGCTGAGTGCTCATCGTGTTCCACAGGGCGATTTTGGCACTGGTCGTGCGGCCGCAAAGCGGGCGCGTGTTGGCACGGTGCTACCGTATTATCAGCACGGTTGGGTTTACCACGATGTAAGCCTGAAAGACAGCATGCTTGAGCAGCAATTGCTCAGTTATCCAAACCCAAAATATTGGGATGCTGCGGATTGTGCTGGATATGTGCCTGAAATTCTTGAGGCGGGCGGGCGGTTTTTCATGAGCCGTATGCAGGAAGGCGGTCAAGAGAGCGGTGATTATGACAATTTGATGCGACCGGTTAAACCGCCGTTGAAGTCTCGGATTCGTAGTAGAGAGTGGGCAATAATCTAATGGCAAAAGCGAAAACAGAGCTAGACCGGACTGTAGAGAGCGCGGACTTTGGGTATGAATATCCCAATGATCTGAATCTCCATCCAAAGTCTGATTTGCATAAGCGAATCGTGGATGAGGTTGTGAAGCGCGCTCGCGCCGGTAAGCGGTTTCTTGATTCCAGTAACGCCAGAACTATATGGAAACGCTTGGATGAATCGCTCACCGCCTATGTGCCTCTAGATACCGAGGAAGCGGCAGTCAAATCAAAAGACTACCGCAAGCCTGTGCGCATTGTGATTCCCATGCTGTTTGCGAGTCTAGAGACCATGCTAACGTATCTGTCCGGTACGTTCTTGCAGTACCCAATTCATAGGTTTCGTGGGGTTGGTAGCCACCGGGCATTGATTGGTGCTGCGAAGATGGAGCGGGTGCTTGATGCGCAAGGCCGGTGGTTCAAGGCCGGGTTGCGGTACAACACCGTATGGCGAGACGGATTGACGTATGGCGTTGGTCTGGCGTCCCCCGTGTGGCGTAAACGGAAAGCTATGCTACCCACGTCTGCGGTTTTGGATGACGTGCTAGCAGAGGCACTACAAGGGGAATTCCCGGGGTCGCAAGTTGGTGACACGCTTCGATACGCCGAGGAAAAGACGCTGTTTGAGGGGAATGAGATTGAGAATATCGACATTATCAATTCATTTCTTGACCCCTACACGCCAGTGAACGACATTCAGAGGGCCGATTATGTTGGTTTCATGAAGCGAACGAACATCATGAACCTGCTTCGTGAAGAAAGCGACGAAGAGTCGAACCTGTTCAATGTCAAATATGCGCGGATTAAGGCCACAAAAGGCGGTGCATTGCGTGACTGGTGGATTGAGCGTGAGCAATCGGGCCGCGAAACCAAGATGGGTACGAGCAGCGAACAGGCGATTGACCACGATTATGAGAACGCTTGTGACGTTATCACGATGTACACCAATATAATCCCCTCAGAATGGGGATTAGGAGATAGTGATAGCCCTGAGCGGTGGTTGTTCTCTGTGTGCGGCGATATTGTTGTTCAGGCGCACAAGCTGGATTTCTACCACGGAATGATGCCAGTTGCGGCGTTTGCACCGAATACGACCGGGTATGATGTCCTTCCGGTTTCTTATCTTGCTACCGCATACGGGATGCAGGAGACGATTGATTTCCTTGTTGCGAGCCACACGGCAAACGTGCGCAAGGCAATCAATGACATGATTATCTTCGACCCGTCCATGGTTGAAGAGGATGACATTATGAATCCGGGGCCGGGGAAGATGATTCGCCTGAAGTCGCCTGCTTATGGCAACACGAGTATGGACGCCTACATTAAGCAATTGGCTGTGCATGATGTTACGCAGAATCATCTGACCAATGCCGGTGCGTTCATCGACCTGATTAACCGCTGTCTTGGGACTGAAGACATTATTCTTGGCGATATGTCGAACATGCCTGAGCGGCCTACGGCGCGGGGTATTCATGCCGCACAGTCTGGTGCGTTGTCTAGGTTGAAGCGCATAGCAATGATTACCAGTTCGCAGTTTATGCAAGACATGGCGATGATGTGCGCCTACAACACGATGCAATTCATGGATCATCCGGTAGGCATTTCTGTAATGGGCCGGTTCGAACAAGACCTTAGAAATGAATATGGGTTGCAGCAGGGGATGAATGAGGTTGCGGTTGAGCCTTGGGAGCTTGACCCGTATTTCGAGGTGGAAGTGTACGACGGTGGGCGTCCGGATGGGGATGACCTACAGGCAATGACTCAGGTAATGCAGACCGCAATGGCAATAGATGGCGTCGCTCCGCAGGTGTTTGCCGGTCTGAATGTGCCGGGTATGTTTTTGCAGTGGGCGCGCAAAGCTGGCTTTGAGGATGTGCATCAGTTTGTGCAGCAGGGTGGTGGTGTCAATTTGCAGGTGCAGCCCGATGAAGCGGTGGCTCAGCAGGTTCAAGCGGGCAACTTTGCGCCGATGCAGGAAGTGATGAGGTGAGTGATATGCGTGAAGGAGTGCGATTGCTGGCTCAGTATTCGGATGATGTCATTCTGGAAGACCTGACGGAGAGTGCTTTTGATGCGTTTTTCAATAACCCGGTATGGAAGGTTTTCAAGCTTGGAGTGGCGCGTTCAATAAACGCAGCCTATTCAGCCATGGAACACCCGCAAACAAGCACGGACACGTGGCGGTTTGCTCAGGGAGTCATTAGCGCAGCCGCGCCGTGGCTTGACACTGAGGCTAGACTGAGGAATCAGATACGGGCGTATCAAGAACGCATCAAGTACAAAGGGAGCAATCCCGCAGGCGCTAACGAGAAGGCGAATCAAAAAGAGGACATTGACGATTTATTCAGCCAGATAGCGAACAGGCCCGTCGAGTAGCCTGTTTTTTTGAAACAAAAAAGAGGAGATTGGAGATGGAAAAAATGGAAAAAGAGAACAAAGAAGAGACTCAGCAGGAATTCTCGGATGACGAACTGCTTAACGCACTTCAGAATGATTCTGATTTGTTTGCCGAGATGGATGCTAGCACGGATGTCAAGGAAGAGGTTGTTGTTGATAAGGATGAGCAAGAGCCTGACCCTGTAGACAACGAGCCTTCCGATGCAGGCGGCGAGCCTGAAGCTGGCGGCGAAGACGACCAAATCATTCTGTCGCGCGCTGATTTTGACCGCCTGATGAAGGCGGCTGAGGAAGGGGTTGTTGACCCGGTTCTGAAAGAGCAGGCAGAGCAAGCCAAGAAACAGGCCGATGATGCTCAGGCTAAGGAACAGGCACAGCCCAAGCCGGTTCCTCAGGAAACCGAAGGGCTTGTCCCGTTTGGCATCCCTGACTTCAAGGTTCCTGACCTTGAAATCCCGGATGAAGTGCTTGAGGACATCGGCATTGTGGATTGCGCCAAGTTCCGCAATGTGCTTGCCAAGTATGGCGAAGTCATTGCAAAGACGGCATCTTCTGCAACGCTGCAAAGCGTGATGCAGGGGTTGCCTGCTCAAATCATGCCGTTTGCGGCGCGTGCTGCTGAAAACTTTGTTGAAGTCAATAACTTCCTCAAAGAGCATCCGGAGCTTGAGAACACCCCGCGCATGTGGGCGCGTGCTATTGCCATGGAGCGGCAGGGAAATCCCAACCGTACTACGCGGGAATTGCTTGATGCGGCGCGCAACCGGGTTTCGTTCGCTACGGAGATTGCGCAGAAAGCGGCGCGCTCCAAGGGTAGCAAGGTCATTGACGCCAGAAACAAACGCGGGCAGTTCGCTCCGGGCGGCGCAGGTGCTCGGCGTGGACAGAGTAATCCGAAGAACGCCTCTGACGGCGGGATTCTCGAAGAGATGACCAGAGAGAGTCAACGGACAAGTGCTTTTCTTGAGGAATTTGGCATCACGGGATAACGGCCATGGTGGCGCGAGTCCCTTGTTAGTAACCAAACACATGGAGGAAAAAACCCATGGGAAACCAAAACCTTCTTGACCCCCGGCTGGATACGCTGGAGCGGGCAGGTGATGGTTCTGTGCTCAAGGTGACTGCCGCCACCACGCTAGAACCTCATCAAACCGTTGTAAAGGCGATCATACCGCTAGCTGCGGCGGATTCGTATGTCATCAATCTGCCGAAAGTCGCGGAAGGCGAAAACAGAGAATACTTTATTTTCGCAGTTCGCGCCGCTGGTAGCTACGTTGATGGCACGGTCAGAGTTCAGGATCAGGATGACGGCATTGCCGCCGACTACATTTCTGACCCTATGACCGCAACCGGCGATCATGTGCTCGTGAAGAACCTTGCCGGTCGCCTTTACCGGCAGATTGTTGAATTGACCACTGCTTAATAGGGGGCAACCCCATACCTTTCGAAAGGGGGTGTCTGTATGTTCCCAACTGGATTGCGGGGTGCTCTTCGCACTCGTGGGGTTAACGTTGTTGCTGGTGAACCGTGGGACTTCGACCAGTGGCCTACCGTTGATGGCGTAGCCGTTGACGACGCCATGGATGCTGCGGTTGCGGCTGGTATCAACGAATCCTGCGTTAAGTCGGCTGTGGTCCCTCTGACGGCTGTGGATGCGCCTGGTGGTCTCTTCAAGTGGCTGAACCCTGAAGCGGTTTCGGTTCTGGTTGTAGGCTTTGACTTGGTTGTTACCAAGGCATCTACAGACGAATGCACTGTTGACTGCGGTCTTGCGGCAAACGGCACGACCAGTGACGACGCGCTGATTAACGGTCAGGATGTCAATACGGCGGCTGGAATCTTCCGCGCAACCGTTGCGGTCAAAGTTGATAAGTCCGGTGGCACAAAGCCCTATTTGACGGGCTCAAAGGCTACTGGCGCGACTGCCGGTATTGCCGGTTATGCGGTAATCCGGTATCTGCTTCTTCCTGCGTAAGTGAACAATGTCGAGTGCTAGCACTCAGAATGGAGATGAATATGGCCGAGCCTAATTTCATTCGGGGGAACATCGGCGTTATCGATGTGAACCAGAATACCCAGCCAGAAGAGTGGCGCAAGCAGGTGTTCCGCACGGTGCCTGCTGGCGTCGCTCCTCTCACTGCGCTCATGAACGAAATGAGCACAGAGACGACGCCTTCCCGCAAATTTCACTGGTGGGAAGAGCGTGATTCCTCTCAGTCCGGTGATGTTACGGATGTGTTTACCAATCCCGATTTCTCTTCGGCCTATGCGTCGGGGGGTGTGGATGGAAGCGTTCTGTACCTGCAAATCCCGGAAGCGTCTATCAAGCAGGTTGTTCGTGGGCACACGCTCACGGTCTACAATGATTCCACGCTTGAGGGAGTTCGGTGTGATGTGCTGAATGTTACCGTTGAAGGGGCAAACAGCTATGCCGCTGTTCGCCTTCTGGAAGCAGACACGGGCAATGACCTTGCCGGTGCTGACCTGTCCTTCTGGATTACGGGCGATGCTCAGCCGGAATTCGGCGGGCTTCCTGAGCCGTTGACCGAAGAGCCGACAGAGTACGAAAACGTGACGCAGATTTTCGCTGAGGCGATTGCTGCGTCCGGTACGAAGTTGGCTGAGGTTGAGCGGATTACCCCGGACTTCTGGACTCGGCAGCGTCGCGCCGGTCTGCTCCGTATCCGCAAGCGGATGGAGAAGGCGGCGTTGCTTGGCCTGTACAAGGTCAACAGCATTGACGGCAAGCAGGTTCGGCATACCCGTGGTCTGTACGATTACCTTGAAACCTACGGGGACAACGTAATCTACAACTACAAATCGGACACGCACGCTGGCATTTCCGGTAAGTCGTGGCTTGCGGGCGCGTGGGATTGGTTCATGTACGGGCTGGAGAAGTCCTTCCGGTTCACGACCAGTGGTCGCAAGTTCGCTCTGATTGGGCACTCGGCTATGCAGTCCATCCAAGACATGATCATGGATATGGGCTACATGAAGCTCGAAACCCGTCAGACCAACGTTGGGATCACGATCAACACGCTCACGACTATCTTCGGCCCGGTGAATCTGGTGACGGCTCCGCTGTTCACTCAGCACCCGGCGTGGATGCGGTCTATGGTAGTGTTTGAGCCTGAGCTGATGCGTATGCGTCCTCTGGCCGGTCGCGACCTGAAGTTTCTCCCTGACGTGTCTGTTGACAAAGCGGGGTTTGAGAGTGTGGACGGCAAAAAGGAAGGTTGGCGCGCGGAGCTTGGCTTCGAGTTCGTTAACCCTGACGCCTTCTGCATTTTCAAGAACATCGGCGTTGCCAACACGGCGGCGTAGTCTCCCATCCCGCTGTTGAGGGCTGCTCCTCTCCTTGACAGCGAACCCCCGGCTACCAGCCACCCGGTAGCCGGGGGTCTATAAGGAGCACACAAGGGGCAAGATGATGACTGAGCTTATTGCGCAGAGGACGTTGACATCCAAGACGTTTGACCTTGGTAGCGGTCGCCGTCGTCTTACCACTGCTATCGGCCCGGTGCATTACCGGGTTGACCCTCTGGATAGTAAGGAGCAATGGAAGGACATTGACCGTACTTTGGTGTCTGACGTTGCCGGTATTCGGTGCCTATCCAACACCTATCAGGTGCATGTGGTTGAGAAAAACCTAGACCTTGGTGTGCGTGCGCTGGCAGAGTTCACATATCGCGGAAAGAAAATGACCAGTGCGCCCGTTGCGTTAGAGTACCGCAACGCAGCGGGGGCTGCGCAGACGCTTTCGACGGGCGCGGATGTCAAG